CTACTCCCGTAAAAAGGAGTAGAGATTTCTAATAGCTTATTTAACGGTTAAACCACTTTGCTCAGATTCCTTTTTGTAATCACGATTTAAAGAATCTTCAACAGTGAATTTATCAGGATATCTGGCTTTTAGTTTTTCGATGTTTGCTTGAGCAATTTCAGCTAAACTATAAATTTTATACTGAAAATTATCACGCGTAACATCTAAATACAATAACCAAATAACGATATTAACACACAGTTCATCAAACTGTTCCAAATGTTTGTAATCTAATGGCTGTTTATAGAAGTAGTGTTTCTTATAAACATCCAACGCTCTCGCACTTGATAATAAGAAATCCTCTAGAATACCAGAGGTATATCCATACCCAGCATCGTTATCATCGCAAAGATACTTAATGTGTTTATACTCCTGTTTAAGTTCACCGAGTTTAGTAAAATAACGTTCTGGAGAAAAATTCTCATTAGCATGTTCGATAACCGAACTGTTAATACTGATCCTTTTATCGAGTTTTCTAACTGCATCGTAATAAAGAGCAATATACCAGACAACATCGCCAATCTCAGAAACTAAAGCCTCGTAATTTTCTTTATTACCATAAGAGATATCAGAAAGTTCTATGGCTTCACTTAACTCACCGACCATCCCAATCATCGCATGGAGAATGCGATAAGAAGGATCATCGTTTAACGTACTGTCTGTACGCACTGCTTGTTTTGCGTAATTTTTGAAATCAAAGTCTACAGTACAATACTTAATCTCAATGCAAGTAAGATCATGAACAAAGTCATCTGTTACTTCTGTTACTTCAAAATAAGGACGACCACTCTCTTTATCGAGTTTTTGATGTTCGATAAATGCTTCGTAAGACTTGGGATCGTTTTCTTTCATGTACTTAAGAGTATCCTTAAGTCCGGCACCACCAAACCTATTATAGATGTGGTGAAACATAGAACAATAGTTTCTAGTGGTTTCGTTTACTTCTTTTTGAAGTTCGGAAATTCTTTCACTTTTTTGTTGAGAGATTTCTGCATCGGTATATACTTGACAAGACATGTTAGGTTTCCTTTATTAGTTAGGTTGGTATTACAGAGGGTTGGTAAAAGCCAAGATACTCAGTAGCTCGGTTAGTTTACGAGATACTACAATAGCGTGACGATCTCTGTCATTAAGATTCTCTTTCTTCATGATCCAGATATTAACTAAAGGAATCATTTTCTTAATAACAAAATACGGATTACTAATGTAAAACGGAGCACCGTAGTTACTTAAGTATTCTTTAATAATTTTGTCTAAATGTTTCTCCTGTTCGGCCAATACCAAATCACAGACTTTATTGAAATTTCCATCTGTACCTTGATAGATATCAAGTATATCCGAACTGGATAATTTCTGGATGTCTGAACAAATCTCTTTCAACTCGGGATCTTTAGCCATTTCAAATCGATAAACATCGATGTATTGTTTAAGATCCACAAAGTTATGGACAAGCTCTTTATAGATCCTTTCACGGCTATTTCTAATGGTTTCAGTGTTTTTGACTATTTGCTGAGTACAAGCTAATGAAGCTAGTAATTCTGTAGAACTAATTTCCTTATTACGATACATGTGGATCGCTTCTATTAAAGAATCTAATCCAGCATCTTCGTCTTCAGAAACTGGCATTTTATAGTCACCAAAATAAATATAATCGCAACGAAATTTACTCATCTTTTTTACCTGCCTTAATTAGTTGGTTATATGCGATCAGCAATAAAAGACTGGTTTCTACTTTCTCCATATTTTGTTTTATGTACATGTCAACACCGATAGAATCCAAACATTCTAAAACCCCAATACCTTCGTCTTCTTTAAGCTTTTCTGACAATCTGTCAAAAGTATCTTTTTGATACTGTTTGATCACGGTGAGTATGTCGAAACACTCAAGAACATAGTCGTGGCCTTCTTTATAATCTTTACCATTTTCTTTTAAGTACTTAATGATAAGATCATTAACACCACCATGATTCATTCTAATGATTGTTAAATCTTCTTCTGAATAAAGTGGTTTCTCGTATTCGTCGATAGAATCCATAGCTGTATAAAAGTCTTTAATGACCTCCATACCGTTTACTACTTTTTCTAAGCATTCGTTGGTATTAATTTCAAGCATTTTACTATTCCTTTATAAAAGTTAGTTTAATTACTTCACTTTAATAATATAGATTTAAATATAAATAGATTACTCTCCTCTCCTTATTAGGGAGAGGAGAGTATAATCTTTATTACATTCTGCGAATACAATAATTCATCAACACCAAGAGAACCGGCAAGTAATAGAAGTGTTCTAGTTCTCCCCAGTTCATACAGTCTTTCACGAGTTCTTCAATAATCTCAACATCTAAAATATCATCTTCTAGATATTTCCTTAATTGAATCTCTAAGTGAGATTGACCATCATCAGCATCCTGATAAAACTCTTGACTAAAGACATAGCTCCTATTAGGCAAGATTTGATTAATCAATAACTGATCATTGACTACTTTAAACTTACGAGGATTAACAGATGGGGTCATTTGAAACGTATTACCAATAACTTCATCATTCTTAATGTAGATCTTATTAGAATAAGTCATTCCATAAGGAGCCACTACTGCTTTAAATGCGGAATAGCGAATAGAGGCAAAATTAGGCGAATTGGTAAACTCTTCTAATGTAATCGCACAAGACTTACTAAATGATTCTTTTAAAAGATAAGGATCTCTTTCCGTAATTGCATCCCAGATAGAAGTCGTTTGCAATATAGGAAATTCGTCATCAGTATAAATTCTAAAATGAACCATTTCAGGATATCTCTGAGAAGAAAACCATTGCTGAATTGCTCTCATGAAGAAACCATCGTAAATCAATGTTCTTTGATTAGGAACGAGACAAGTTTCGTAAAAGCGATGGTAAAACTTTCTAAACCAATAACGAGAGATCCGATCGTATTCTCCTCTTAAGTAAGAAAATGTATCCGCTTTCTTAGGAGTGAGTAATGGATTTTGTCCAGCTTTTAAATAATCAATGGAATACTTTAATACTTCAATGGTTTTCTGATTTAAGTTAATGATGCGAGGATCGTTTATTTGATCTCGAATCTCATAAGCCATTGAGAATTGAATCTCGTACAATGTATTACGACGATGGGTTAAACGTCTTACTTCATTAATGTTAAACCAACCTATGGTATTGCGACCAATATCCATCAACATGATATCGCCTTTGTTTGGAATAACAGGAGGCAATACATGTGCTTCACCAGTAATCTCAGTAGTCCTCAATTCAGTAGTGGATTGAGAAGTACCTAATGATCCTTGTAATAGAATCTCTAATCCATCAATACGCTCGTATTGCTGAACAGTACCACTGGCATCTAAAGAGAAATGAGTAACGGAATCGTTCCTAGACAATCTTTGTCTAAAGTAAGTTACTTTTTGACGAGAACCTTCCGCATACTGAACTAATGTGTCTAACCGTTCTTCTTTAGTATCTACAATTACTGATTTAAAGTCTTTAGGGACTATCTTTGGTTTTTCAATTAATTCATGAACAGGCGTGTTTTGTTCAGGTTTATAATTACTATTGACTAACTTAGGCATATCTGTCTAGTCCTTCTGATTGCGATCTATCTCGATAATTAATAAGATAGAAAGTCTGTACAGTTTTAATATTACTAATATTCCAGCGATTGTAATCACGACCCCAGTTGTCATTATTATTACTGTCTCGACCACCTTTAAGATAATCAATCACTCGGTTATAGAGATCAGAATAGTATTTATTAAACATTGGGTGCAGTTTCAACTTATCTAACCAGTAACGCAATCGGTTAATGGCATCTGGTGATAAATAAGTCCAATCGTAATAAATTGCAATACGAATATTGTAGGTATGTTTTAAATCGATTTTTTGATTCAAATACAGTTTACCTTCTTTATCTATCTTAACCGCACTTCTAGACATCATTTGGTCATTCTGATAAAGCAGTATTTGGAATAATGATTGTCCTGTATCTAGTAGATAATTCTGTTCTGAAATAATGAATTCTAATAATTCAGGATCGATTTTGAACTCATTGTTCTCGTCCCTTAAATCCAGTATCTGACAACCAATATCATCTTCAACATCAAACAGAATCAATTGATCTACAAATCTTTCCGTTCCTCGAATAGAGAAATCTTGAGCAGGTGCAAATTCATTCCAATGAGGGACACAAATACCTTTATATTCTTCCCAAGAATGACTATCGGTCATTGATGTGAATTTAGCTAAATGATAAGCAGAATCTGTAAATACTGTATAATCTTCAGGATACTCTGTAGGAGAATTAGGTTGAACCGTATTGGTTTGATCCACACCCATTAATACAGCAGGAACAATTTGATTATAAACCACTCTAGGATAGTAAATAGATAAAGAAGTTGGTTTCATGTAACGTACTAAATAAGGGAAAGTACAAATCCAAGCAGGCGTACCTTCTACTTTATCACCTTCTTCAATCATTCCATCGGTATCGTAATAACCTTGAATATTTGTTTGTACTTCAGAAACAGCAAAGTTAGTATTAATACCTGCTGAATCAGAAATCATACCAAATCGATGAGTGAAGTGATCTTGTAACCATGTAGATAATGGCGGTAGATTTTTATCTTTATTTTTGATTAATTTATAAACTTCAGATAAAATATATACTGCTTTGTCATCTACGATATAATGGTATTCTAAGTGATGTGGAAATGTATCCGTAAACATCCTCATCTTAGATTTAACAGAATTTAACCATGCTCTTGCCGTATGTTTAGATTGCGTACGGTAAGTAATATTAAACTTCATGGTTACATGAGAATAATAAGGTGTGATGTGTGTTTGAGTATTAGGTTCAAAAAAGATAGGCATGAATTCTTGAGACCAATCTTGGTATTGTAATAAAGATTGTTCGCCATATTCTTCTTCAACTGTAATGACAATACTCTCAGCACCTGCTTCAATAATGCCTTCTTGCCCATTCTCTTCAGTAGAAGTACCTTTTTCTTTACGGACACCTTCTTCATCTAAATGAACAATTAATGGGTTTTCTAAAATACCCATACGTAGATATTTTCTTAAATCGTCTACGATTTTAAAAGCGATCGGTCTAACAATAGTCTGCTTCTCGCTAACGATAGGGAAATGTACTATCATGAAAATCTCCTATAGAATACTAGTCATACGAAAAGCATCTAACTTAAATCAAAAAAAAAATAATACTCCTATCCAGTTAAGGATAGGAGTATATTCTACTTAATATTAAAATAGTTCTTGTGGAAAGCGACGATACTGTCGTACCATCTTAAGTATTCGTCGTCTTCTTTTAGAACTTCGTCTTCAATCAAGAACTCTCTTAATTTCTCAGCTGTATCAGCATGAGGATCACATGACCAGATATCTGCCTTAGTAGAAGCGGTAAGCGATCGACAATAAGAGAACGGAGAGCTATATACGACATAATCTTCATTGCTAGCAATGTAAAAACGAATTACCGCTCCGTTTTTGACATGAGTATTAGGTCCGACTACTGCTCCGCATATGCATGAACTCTGTTCGATTAAAGACTTTTCATGGATCGTGGAATTGTAAATAACCGATGACCTGTTTGTTACTATAGATTTAATCACCCTAGATTGATCGCAAACTATAGAAGATTCATCAATAAGTGAACCTTTCTCAATAATGGCGCTATCTGAAATTTCAGAATGTTCAATAACTGTAGAACATTCTTTAACAATGGCATTATCAATTATCCTAGCTCCTAGACCTACGATAGAATCATCGTAGATCCAACAATTACCTGTTTGGCTAAGATTATATTCAGATTCTACGTATCCGCCTAAATCACCTTTCTTGACATCAGAAAAATCTTTTAAGGCACGAATACGATACATGGGTCTACAATAGAATTCAGTAATAGTTTCGGGTACTAATTCGTACTTTTTATCGGTCGTCAATTTAGTTTCCATTTCTTTTCATCTCCATCATTTATCCAATACATTATTGTTCCTTAACTGTAAATAACATTCATTGCTTTAATCTTTGTAAGTGAAAGATACACTCTTCGAGATGGCATGGTTGTTTCAACAGTTTTCACCATGTTAGGTGTAGTAGGCGATAAATAAGTATGGTTATATTTAGAAAGGTATTCTTCAAATGTTTCATCCTCAGGTCGGTAGAAACATGATGAATCATGTTTAAATTTCAACGCACTCATGATTGAATCATGAATGTCTTCACCAATACGATTATTTGCCTGAGCATTTATATTGTATACTGAGCCATCGTTCATGATGACACAAACATCTAATGCACCGCCTTTTAATTCACCAATGTATAAACAATGGATGCCAACAAATAATTTAAAATTCGAATTTAAATAATTTCGTAGATTGGTATTTTTCGGCTTACTTTTCAGTTTGGTTACTTCGTAAAATACCTTATTGGTATTGCTCGTATTCAACATAGAAAATTCCTTTTTAAGTTAAGTTAATACACATTAATGTTATATACTTAAAATAAAATAAATCACACTACTCCTTAATTGGAGTAGTGTGAAAATATTAATCTCTAACAAAGATAAACAAACCAGTTACAGTAGTGTATTGTGTCGATACCACTGAATCAGATGTTGCATGGATATAGTGATGAGCTTTAACCACAATACCTTCTATCATGGCTTGTCGACTGGTATGTCCTTCGGTATAGTGTACTCTGACAATAGTACCAGGCTTAACTAATTCAGCTTGACTATTTTGCCATACTAATGCAATTAGCTTACCATTTCTACCTTCTACTTGAGATACTTGTTCGTAAATATTCGTATCTTTTTGTTCAGTTATTAATGGAGCGTTCACCACACCATTCTTAGAATCGTTAAGAATGACTTCCGAAACATTATTAGCTCGTGAGATATAAGCTTTATTGCCTGCTACCTTTACAGAATCATCAGTTGTCTGAATATCTGGATTAATGACACGAATACCATTACCTTTATTTAAAGTATTAGCGGATGTAGAAATATCCTTAGACTCACCATCTAAAGAAGCGATAATAAATAAGTCACTACCTTCTTTTGTCCAAGTACTTTCTGCGTATTTTAAAAAGTCTTTTGGAGAGATATAAATATTTGTAAATCTTACTTTATCATCATTTCTTTTGGTTCGGTTCTTTGGATAGACGTACCACATCCCTGATTGGATATAATGCCCCATGCCTTGTTTATAGACACCGTATAGTTTCTTCTGCATATACAGTGGTAACTCTAACAACTTAACACCGTGAGGGATAGGGATATTGTCGTAGACTGTAGTATTATCAGCTTCTACCATATCTACACCTTTTAACATGTCTGAATTTTCTAAACCTTCTAATTTAGAAGCTTCACCCATGAGTAAGGCAGTAAGTGCATCAGTAACATTAGATTTAACAACATTGGTACCTATTTGTAAAGTGAGTAATTTTTCAACAAGTAATGGCACTAATTGGAATTCTACTTTTACAATATCCATTCGGTTAATGGTTTCTGTATTGACGTTTTGCAAACGAGCATCTGTCTTACGAAAATCTACCATGGTTTTACAATAAGCACGATACCTAGTAACAATGGTTTCACCTCTGAAATTAGTAGGTTCGGCAATAATAGATATTTCTATATTTTCGATATTAGGCATTACATAGTCTGTCCAAGTACCTGGAGAAACTGCAATTTCACAAGTAACGACATCTGCAAGATTATGTTCATAATCTCGTTCGATATCCAAACCTAGTAACTTAATGGGTTGATAAGTTAAACCTTTTTCAACAATATGGATTAAAGAACTATATGCGTATTTAGCCAATCCTTGTCTAGATCTGGCTACTTTTAATAGTTCTTCAGTAATTGGGGAGCCTTCTAACATTAAAATCTCCTGTTGTTATAAATTTGATCCAAGATAGCGGCATCTGGTTGGTGTGGATCGATTTCTGTTTTCTTCTCTTCTTTCTTGGCTTCTGGTTTAATGATATCAGAAATACCCAAGAAACCATTTGCTCTACCGAATCTATTTCTTAGTCTTGCTACTTCTGGATCGATGTCTTTAGTCTGGTCACGAGATTTATAAATTGCACTGGCAAATTCAGAAAGATCTATTAAGTCTTCAAATGGTACAGAATTTAAGTAAATTGTATTTTCAGCATACACCCGCCATTCATGGATGTGTTTGAAAATAATCTCGTACATCGTACGGTCATCCGTACGATTAGTTAAATAAAAAGGAATCTGATTCTTATACAGTTCTACTAACTTAGGAATCGTCATCCCTACGGTAATTCTTTCATTAGCATTCTTTTTATCGTCTTCTAGATCACCAGATGTCACAGAACCATATCTCTGAATTTCGTTAATATTCATTAAATGAATATAATCAACAGTCACGATAAATATTCTATCAAAAAGTTGGTTTACTGTACTTTCTAATTCTTCTTTTGTTACGTATCCTAGAAACTTCATTGGTTTATCCTTTAAAATTAAAAAAAAAAGAATCTACTGTTTTAGTAGATTCTTTTTGTTGTTTAGATGTCTTTGGTAAAGATTTTTCCGTATTGGAAACCGTAGATATCACGACGTTTTTCCTCGAGACGCTCTACCTCTCTTAAGTTCTTGATGTATTCGCATCCTGGTTTCTTAAACTCCTGACACATTGATGCTTTCCAAGCAGCACGTGCCAAGTTATTACCGACATGGCCTACCGCCTCACGGGTATATGCACTAGTCAGATAACCCTCAAAGTAAATGTAATGGTCAAAACCCAACTTTTTCTTTTTACAGTCCGCTGGGTAATGACACCATTGTTTAGATTGGTTGTTGTAAATCTTGGCGAACTCGTCACTCATCATATCTACATCATCACCATTGTTTTGTGTTACAGGAGCCGATGGGATAGCATCAAGTGCTGCGTTAATAGCAGTGCCTAATTCAGCACAGCCAGTAAGTGAAAAAGACAAAGCAATTAATGATAAAAATTTCTTCATGATAATTTCCTTAAAAAGTTAGATAAAATTTGCAGTATTGCAAATGGTCACAATAGTAGTATATACCTGAAATAAAATAAAAAAAAATACTCCTATCCAATTAAGGATAGGAGTACTTTATATTAAAGGTTATATTGCTTTTTGTGGAACTCCACTAAGTTACAATAGTAACCAATACGTTCAGGATCTATACGTGAAAAGGATTCGATGAGTTCTTCACCCGTGCCTTTGAAATTACGTTCTGACCAAATATCTTCTTTAGTAGACGTAGTAAGATAACAATGAGAATAAATAGGTGAAACCGATCCGTCTGTTCTGAGATTAATAACGTATCCCACGATATCGTTATTATCACTAACATCAAAATTAATGGTGAATGCACCACTGAGGCTAACTTCCCCAATAAGTTTAGCATTATTAACAAGAACAGAACCACCTAGACTAATATCACCATCTAAAACAGATTCACCATGTACCTGACAATTATCTCTAATAGATAAGCTTCCAGAAAGTTTAGAGGTATCACCTACCGATACATACCCATCTAATTCAACATGATCAGAAATAACACAATCACCATAGACATAAGCAGATCCCAATAAACGAGCATAGCCTTTAACAACTGCATTTCCGAATACATTTGCTAGGTTATATAAACAAGCATTTTCTAATACCTGTGCATTTCCATAGACTCGGGCTTTATGGAATACCCAGCAACCACCCTCGTGAGAAAGATTTTCTTCTTTTTCAATGTACCCACCAAGATCACCTTTATTAACAGTAATATTAAATAAAGAATCCTCTTTAATTGGACATTCAAAATCTTTTAATGCTCGGATACGGTAAAGCGTAATAGTTTCACCCTCGAGACTTTTCCAAGATAATGTATCGTCTTTAACCAATTCGTATTTCTTTTCCATAATTAGTTTCCTTTCAGTTTGAAGAAGTTCAGATGATTCTCAACAATGCTGCGAACATAATTAATTCTTTGTTCATCATCACTATCGCGTATAAAATCAATCAATTCTGCACCAGTACCTACAAAATCTCCAGTACTCCATTTATCTTCGACTTTACTGGAGACAATATTTTTAATGGCGAATAATCTACCTCCAGGCATTCCAACGTTATAACCAATAACGCTATGGGGATCACTCACATCAAAATTAAGTTCGTAATCACCACTTAATTCAAGGGGTGCGGTAATTCTTGATTTCTTAACAGAAATTCGACCTATTAAATTAACTAAATTCCCGACATCGGACTGGTCAACTCCTATCTCGCCATATAGGTAGGCTCCTGAATGAACAGTAGAATGTCCATTTACTATAACATTTCCTTCTAATCTACTATCGATAATAACAGATTGGTTCGTAACAAAACAATGACCTCCGACAACAGAACGACCACGAATGATGGAATTTTTACTTACCAAGCATTTATCGTATACAATCGCATCATCAAGTACTTTACCACCGTCTTTAACCCTTGCTTTATCAAAGAGCCAACAGCTGCCTTCTTGAGAGAGGTTACCTTCGGATTCGACATAACCACCTAATTCACCAACGTGGACAACTGGGTTATAACCACCAGGTTTAGTAAATGTTTTCAATGCTTGGATTCTGTATAGTTTAATTTCAACAATACTCATTTCTCCATCTGAGATACAAGATTTAAACGTGTGTACCTTGACGAAATCATCTTTCAGGATTTGGTACTTCTTACCATTCTGACTAAATCGACAAGTAATGATGATATCTTTCTCTTCCGGATTCACGTCGAAAGAAATCTCTTCGCCATTATAACTAAAACCAATGGAATTTATATCAGAATCACTTTGTTTAAATTCAGCGATTTCTTTATATACCTCTTCGTAATCTTCTATGGAGCCAATACTGTATGTAACATTATAATAACCCTCTTTATCTGCTTCAGAAATATCATGTGTGAAGTGGTATTTCTTAAGTAATTCACCAACAAAGATTTTTACGTTATTAAAAAAGTTATTCGGTGATCGTGCTGAAGAGTGAGCCATTTCTGGACTTAAATGCTTAATATAAGTAAATTCTGTTTCTAAGCTTTTAATCTTAGCATCGTCTTTTTTTAATTTCGTCGTTCATTTTAATACTCCTTAACAGTTAATAATTAATAACTTTCTCTTTCGAGAACTTCAAAATCAGCGATGGCTGATCCGCGCCCCTCAATGCTTTTCAAAAATACAAATTTAATATATCCAGAATCTACTTTGAATTTGAACACATAATATTTTCTATTGTGATCTACAGGATCACGAGAAATATTAATGGTAGAATCAGGGAATTTACAAATTTTGAATTGTTTTGTAAACTCTATTAGTTTAGGTTCCATTTTATCAAATTCTTCATCGAACAATACGATCAAATCCGATTGAGTATCACCGTTAAATGTTTTCCTAAAATCTACTTTAGGATTAGGATAGATACTGGCGATGAGATCTTTTAGCTGGTTAATAAAAGAGCTTTGCATAATTAATTTCCTTTTTAGTTAGTTGGGTTTTTTTACATAGCCAAAGTAAAAAGATACAGAAACGCCATCAATCTCTAATCCAACGATTATTGAGACTAACGTTCTTCCACTATTTTTCTTTTTGTTACTAAAGTATACAACAGAACCAGTAGGAAGACCTTTAGGAAATTGACCATCAATGCATTCATTAATCTTTTCAAATGCCTCATCCACGATATCTGAATGTTCGATATCGGTAATGATAATGTATCTAGCCTTATTTTCCGTACCTAAAGATAATTCTTTATTAATATTAACCAAAGTTTTGTGTTTGTTTTTCTCGTAAACTTCTTTTAGTTCCGAGTATAACTCACCAAGATGACTATTGTTAATCACCTCAATAATTTCATTTTCAGTCATTTTACTTTCCTTATTTAGTTGGTTTATAACATAGATTTTACTGCAGTTAAATATTTAATCTGTTTTCTTTTTAGGAATGATTCTTACAGCATGTATGTAATAATAGTTATTAATGAAATCATTTCCTTTAAAGGAAAATGCATAGCTAGATATTTTTACATTCTTACCTTTAAAAGAATGACTTATATCTACTTCAGCATCATGAATAGATTTTTCAATCTTTTCATCTATAATTTTATCAAGCTCTTTAGTATTTAGCTTCCATTCGTCATGATTGACAAAGTAGAAAGTACTAGATGTAATACATATTTCATTTTCTACTTTAGTACTGGCAGTACTTTCGATATTAAAAGCTTCTTTAATCTTACGATTATGGTTTTCAATTTTATCCATTAATTCTTTTTGCATTGTAGTTTCCTTTATAAAGTTAGATGTGGTTAACCATTATAATAGTATAGGTTTTAAAATAAATAAAAAATACTCTCTACCCCGATGAGGAGTAGAGAGTATTTCAATATTAAAAAGTTATGACCAATCGTCAGCTGACTTCACATTAAAGTCTCGCTCACCTTCTTGGAATTTGGACATCTTAACAATAGCATCTAAGCTAGGTTCGTAAGGATTTTCCTTAACTTCAGGTTCTTCCCCAGTATCCTCACCTTGAGTTACTTCAACAGGCGGAGGAGTTACTATCTTAATGCATTCTGGAGAACCAAAGCTTTCTTGAGAAACTTCAGTAGAGATTTTTACTTTACTCAGATCAACACCTAAGCCTTTTAAGTATTCGTAAGATTCTTTAGAGACTTCTTCAGTCTCGTCAGTATCTTCGCCTTTACCCTCTTCACCTTCAGGCTCATTACCATCTTCAGATTTTTCAGAATCGCCTTCTTCGGAAGTATCACCATCTTCTCCGCCTTCCTCTTTCTCTTCTTCGGCTTTCTCTGCTTCTTCAGTTTCTTCTCGTTTATCGACAATCTGTTCAGAACGAGCTTCTACTTTTTCAGCAGTATCTTTTTCATCAGTAATGTTATCTACAGACATGACTTCTTTGCCTGTAGTAGTTTCATCACTTTTATCTTCAGAAGTTTCTTCTTCTTGACCTTCATCATCAGTATCTACTTCACCTTCTAATTCAGTAGTAGCACTGTTTTCATCATCAATGTAAGGATTAGAAGAAGTAAAGAATCGTTCCATAATGGGTTTGGTTTTCTCATCGTATTCTTCTTGAGTCAACTTACCTAATTCTGGAGGAAGAATCAATTCTTCTACTTCCAAAGGTAACTCAGGAACATCTTTGTTGTTAAGATCGTCTACTTCAATCTCACAACGAACCCATGGACAGTAAGAACCATTGCCATCAGGAACTGCATCGATTTCCCATTTCTTATCGGTACCTTTAATATTAAAAGTATAACGGTGTTTAAGCATGGCTACTGTAGACAATACTTTAAACTGAATAAAGTTTTCTTTAGTAGTCGGTACAGTAACTTCAATACTATCGCCTTCACCCATTTTATTCTTAGTGGTTAATTCGTAACGAGAACGACCATTACGGGCAGTAATCTTACGTACACGGATAGAACCTTTACCTGCATTCTCTTCTGTTTGTTCGATCGGAATGATGTACTGTTCTTGAATCTCACCACGATTAGCGTTTTTCAGTTGAGAAAAGTTCATGATACGTGCAAAGATAGTAAATTCTTTTTCACGAATAGCTTTACCACGATTCTCAAGTTTCGAAAGTCCTTGCTCTTTAGGTTTAGGTTGGTCGGACTCACTCACAATCGGAGTACTTCCTTCTCTGGACAATTCTAATAAACTTTTAGCCATTTAATTCTATTCCTTATAGATTAATAATATTCTTTAATCAATGGTAGGTTTACTACCCATAGACATATCGAGAATCTTTTTAATAATAGACATAAACGAATTAATCAAACCATTACTATCGATATCATTGGTAACAATACCCATGGTAACGACACCACTGACAGTCATGACAAATAAGATTAAACAAGCAAACCCAAACCATTTAAAAAATGTCAGTTTGAGATTATTAACCTTACGTCCAAATTCTTCTACATCGTCAATATTGCCTGTCGCAACCATGTAACGATAAACAAGTTTTACACGATCTTTAAAATCTAATTGGTTGATTAATTGCTTGAATTCAATTCCGGTAATGTCTTCAGACAAATCCTCGTAACTAGAGTGTTTATCACTGATTTCACGATAATCTTTAATTAAACCATTGAGTCCTTCATCTGATTCTTTCCGATTAGCGAGTATTAATTCGTTATCAATCGTAATCAAACTTTTCTTAACCATAGGGTCAAGTACATTATTGGTTGCTCTTGTTTTTCTAACCATTTTTTAAGGCTCTTGATTATCTAAATAATCCGGAGGACGATTACCTTCTATTGTCTTTATTAATTTTTCATTAATTTCTTGATAAGATCGGTTTGAATTATTCAATCTTTTTACATCATTATTCAGCTTTAAAATTTCAAAGGTAAGTCCTACAATTGTAACGATCATGAGTGCAGTAACCAATACTAAAAAGCCATTCATGATTCGTTCCGGTCGTTTCTTAAAATTAATTAAGATTCTTAACAATTTAATTTTCTTAACATCCAAATTGTCAGTAGATGTTGTGTTATTTTCGATCGAGTTCAAACTCATGTCTTTACCTATTTAAATTTAAGACATAATTCAAATACCCATAATGCCCAATAGCCAATGCGTCGATAGAGTGTTCGTCTAACTCTAATGGATTGTTCCTTAGCTTTAATCTATCTTTAATCTCAATAATAGCCTGAGTCATCTCGTCTTTTTTAGCATTTCCTTTTGCGCCTACTGCTCTTTTAGCGGTAGGTGGATCTACTTTAAAGAAAGGTATTTGATAATTATATTCCCAAATGGTTTCATGAATAAGATTTACGACTTCAATCAAAATTGCATAAGCATTTGGTGTGAATGAATTAAAGAATGGTGATTCACAAACAATCAATGAAGGAGAATAATACCTAAATACTTCAGCCAATTCTGACTTCATTGCTTGTAATCTGGCGATCTTATCACCAAACTCATTACTGGTATTACGACTATAAAAACAAGTATCTTTTGCAGAAATTGTAAAAGCAAAAGATTCCTTAATAGCCAGCGTATTAAAATCTAACTTGTAGATAGAAATACCCAGGTTACTAGAACCTGGGTCAATACCGAGTAAAGTGAATTCCCATTGACTGGTATTTGGAAAATTCATCTTTTATATCTTTAAATTAATGTCCAAGATTTTGTAAAGAAACTTCACCTTGTTGCAAATTATAAAGAGGTTCGTTTACACCCAGATTGAAGATAGAATCGAATCCATCATTAACAGCAGCCAGATATTGAATGGTTGCGTTAATGTGTGCGATTTGAGCTGCAATCACTTCTTGGAATTGAGAACGACCAGATGATGTTGTTACTTCAACTAATTTATCTACGCCAGATACCAAGCCGATTTCAGTGATCAAAGCACGGTTAGGATCACCATGGCGAATGTTGAATACATTCTTCAATTCTTCTACATCTTCACGACTAATATTTACGTTAACCTGAGCAATAGAACGACCATATTTTGCTTTAAGAATATTTTCTCGTTCAGCAGAAAGTTCCTGAGCAATAGGATTCAAGTTTGTCGTGGTTGGACTATAGTCTTCTTCTGACAAACTACCATCATCCGCTACTGTAATGATTTTTGTTTCAACACGAGTTTTAGAAAGATCTAAACGTTTTAAATAATAAGAATAGTATTTAACACCTTTATAAGTTTCCACTACGCGCAAAGCATATTTCGTACGTTCTTGAGCGGTTAAGTCATTATTAAACTCACGCATGACAAAAGGAACGGGTTTAAATAAGCCAGTGTCTTCAGCAGTGTGTTGGAAGATTTTAGGCATAGGGAATGCATCACTGTCATTGGTACAGTTTTGCAAAGAGATACCACCATAACCAATACAGAAATATCCAATAGTAGGAATCGTAGTGTGAGGTGGATGCATGGATTGGTTAATACCCAGCAGTTGGTTAAGTGTGGTGTTTGGTTTTACTGTATAGGGTAGGCCAAGTTCTCTAATGACTTGGTTTTCGTTACCGATTAAGGTACGTACTGATTCAAACGCGGTGCGCTTGTTTGGAATAACTGGTTTAGCCATTGCTAATCATCCTTTTAATTTATTAGGTGAAAATTAGTAAATTCAATGTATCGTCATAAAGATCGTGGTAGGGGTAGTATTCTACCCCTAACGATACTATTCGTTGTAATCAAAACCATCGATAGATTTAACTTGGAAGTTCCATTCGATATCTTCTCTTGGCGGTTCTCGATTCTCTGGGAAAGGATCCCAATCCAAACAACCTTCAAAGGCATCAATCATTTTTCTTCTTTCTTTTAATGGCAATGATAAGAACGCTCTCATTCCTGGAATAGCGGGTAAATTACCTGGATTAGCGATACCTGTTAAGTCATCCGCAGGTGTAGTACAATAAGTACCGATATTAAGATCATTTATCAAGCGAACATTACTACCAGGAACATCAATATTCTTAACATCCACAGAGATATTAAAATGTAGTTTACCAGTAGATCTTGGTTCTGCATAAATCTTATTATCTGTATAATCGTGATCTAGTGCACTTTGGTGTGATCTGGTTTCTGTATCAACTACAGATACTGCTGTACCATCATTAAGATCACCAACATAACGTCCTTTCTTACGACCACCACCATCTAAACGCAATGAACGCATGTTAGTAAAAGTAATAGGATGTTCGTTAATCTCACGAATATAATGTACCGAATAAGAAGAAAGCTTAGTTAATAACTGGATCATTGCTTTGTGTGTATTATACAAAGAATTCACTTTAACGTTATTTAAACCTGTTGCTTTTTTCCAGATGTCGTTTGCCAATTTTAAGAAGTCAGTTCGATTGTGTACGTCTTTTAAATTTAAAGAAATAGAATCTAGAAACTGAGTGAATGTCTGCATTCCTGGTTTTCTAAAAGAAACCAATTTAGTAGCATAAAGTCTATAAAATTGCATTTCTTTATAAGCACGACCATCCAAATGCTCATCTTGATTAACTCGATCAATACCTTCGTTTAATCGTTTAAACAATTCATTAGCTTGCTCGTAGAATGAGAATGTATCAATGATTGGACGAATCTTCATGTAGTGGGAATCAATAAATGTATTCCATTCTTTATCTAATAAAGCTTTATCAGGAACACAATTATCTAATTCTTTCTTAGAAGGTTTCTCTAGTCGAGGAATGATACCGATTGTATAATCAGGAATACAGTTTTCTTTAATATCGTAGTAACGATAGATACAATAAGTATAAAGCAATAAAGCATCTCTACCGGATAATGGAATTAACTCACCAGTCAACGGATGGTTTACCATGATGTATGCTTTATACAATCCACGAGAAGCCATCTCAATCCATGTATCTACTAAAGCTCGTTCTAATGTAAATTGTTCAGAACCAGAATAGTCGATTGCTTTAGATTGAAGAATCTTAGTCTTAATAAAAGAATCTAAAGAACCAGAAGTATCTTTACGGGCAATGACTTCTAGATTTTCTCTTTCTTTTACGTTATAAGGTGCAAGTGGATCTTCTTTATCCAACATGTCTTTCAATGAAAGCGTATCTAATTCTGGAATAATATACTCTAAGCCATTTAGTGATACTTTTTCAAACACTGGAGTGACTTTAGCTGTATCAACAATGTCTTCATCTTTTTGCAACATGTTGTATTCGGAAATAGGTAAATTTCTTAAAGTTAAAATCTTTTGAATTAACCATTTCTGAGTATGTCGTTGACCAACGTATCTTTCTACCCAACGAATATTCTTATAGAATATAATTGCTTGTTTAGGCGTTAATTGATCTAAGTAAAAATCTAAGAAACCATGAGATGCTAAGAATCGACGATAATGATAAGAATGCGCTTCATTGGTCAAGCACATCTCTAAACGAATAGTCATCAATGCTTCTACTAACTTAGGATAGAATGTACCCCAGAAAGCAATATTAAAATAACGATTGTTAAGATTATACTGGCTTTGATACCAGCGGTTATACATGCCGTATATCCAATCTTGTAATCGTTCCATTAGTGTATATTCGTTACTTTCTACGAATGACTTATCGTAAGATAAGATTGTACCTTCTTTTGCTTGAATGGCTACGTCTATATCTACTGGATTTAGAATGCCTTTAATCAGCAATTCTTTATCAGGATAACGTTCAACTAATTCTTCGTATTTCTTAGTACCGTAAGAATATTCTTGTCTTGTCGTGCGGTGTATTTTTAAGTTCTCTTTATTGAATATGATTGTCTCAGTCGTATCCATTGATACGACTGTCATTGGCGTATCCGTTTCGTGATATTCACCAGAGATATGCTTATAATAGATCCATGTATCTGGACGATATTCGTCTACAGCATCCATGTCTCTTGTTTTCACACGAACAGCGTTATTCATGTCGTGTGCTTGGTATTCTGACTTAATGATCATTGTCGATACCAAGCCTATATTTTTATCAATATAGACGCTGTAGTGATAATCGAAATCAGGTAACATAGCCTTTTGACCTTTTACTATAAATTAACCACTGTTAAGGATAAATAACAATGGATAACCAGTTATTTGAAAATATTGTACTGCAACTAAAAAATAGAAGTGGTGCAGCTAATATAGATGATGCTTCAATTAAAGAAAACCCATCGGTATATGCCTTAATTGCTAAGCTTAACTCTTCACGAGAAGAAGAATCTTTTAAAAATGATGGTGAACTAGCCAGTACTACTCCTGACTTAGATTACATGCTGGGTATCTCTTCTGAAAAAGCACAAGAGATTGATGATAACGAAACCATCATGCAGTTACTTCCAGACATGGAGCGAGCTGCTCAAATTCTTTGTAGTTATATTCTGTCTCCAAAATACTTAATGAAGCCAGAATTACAAATCAGACCTCCACGTAATTTATTCCCACAAAATACTATTACAGTTATTACTGATGAAATTAAAAAGTACTTTAAGAAACACTTTGATGTCGAGGGCAAACTTTATAAAATGCTTTACGATATTCTTTTCTTAAAAGGTGCTTATATTACCGCAGTCATTCCTGAATCATCTTTGGATGATATTATTAATGGTGATCTTGTAGAAAACAGTCGAGAGTCATATACCGTTCAGTTATCTAGAGAATCTTTGTCTCATGTTAATAACTTACTAGATAGTAATAATCGACCATCTCGTGGATTCTTAGGTAAACCTAGTTATGGTTCTGAAACTAAAAATAAATCAGTGAGCCGACCTATGTTGGCTCGTGAGTCTGTAGAGGTTCATTTCGGTAATACTGATACTGATACAGACAATACCACTCACAATAGTTTTAGATCTTCTAATTACGCTACTGTAATTAAACCACCTACAAGCATAGAATTTACCTTACCGGCAGAGTATGCTAAAACTCATAAAGATGCGGCAAATGCTAAAGTAAATAATTCTAAAGAGGTAAACATTTCTAAAGAGGGTGTGTGGAAAATTGATCTGTCAGGTTGTAAAGATACCTTGATTGAAGTAACTGACGATTTAAATATATTACGTCAATCAGCTGTTAAGAAAGAAATCCTTTCTCAAGAATCTCGTCGTATGGCTGGTATTCCTACTGGTTTTCAGTCAACTAGTTTGGATAGAGAGATAATTTCGGATAGAAACATTATTGATAAAATCTTTAGACGAATTGATGATGTAAATAGTTATCGGACTGATGCTCTTGAACTGAAGAAAATGAAAACTTCAGAACAAACCGCACGTGAAGATCTTGATGAACCTTTGTTCTTGAATTATCCAGTAGAAGCGGTTGTTCCTATCTTTAAACCAGGTTCTCCTTCAGAGCACGTAGGATATTTGGCACTACACGATGAAGAAGGTAATCCTCTGTCTAAGGCTAAACCAATTAACTATTATCGTGAATTGGCTAATGGTTACAACAGTCGTCAGACAGCCAGTACCATGGCGTCTTCCTTGATTCAACAGGGTAAGACGATGTTTGAAGGTTTCTCCAGTAACCTAGATGAATCGCGTCAATTGGAAATGTTGTCACGTATTCATTCTAATGCTATTATTAAAGATATTCTGGAACGTTTGAAAAATGGTCTTTACGGTAAAAACTTAGATGTGGGTGATTCTTCAGAAGTTTCACGCATCATGTTCTATCGTGCTTTACGAGGTCAACGTACCCGCGTACTGTTCATTCCTAAAGAAATCATGTCTTACATGGCTTTTGATTACGATAATCGTGGTTTCGGTATTTCATTATTGGATAACATGAAAGTATTAATCTCTTTGCGTATCCAATTCATGCTCGCTCAATTACGTGCAGGCATTATGAATTCCATTCCTGAAACATTAGTAACCTTACGTATTGACGAGAAGGATCCTGATCCTCGTAAGACTATTCAAATTGCTAATGTGATGGCATTACAATCACGATCTAACTCTGGTTTGATTATTGGTGCTTCTAACGTACAGACTATTGAAGATAGGGTGAATCAGTCCAATATCCGTATGGCTATCGAATCTGATAATCCTAAGATTCCTCAAATTGGTCACGATATCTCTCGTACGACTGCCGATATTCCTGCTCCAGATAATGACGTTGCAGAAGGTATTAAACGAGATACCATCATGGGTACAGGTCTGACTCCGGATATGGTGGATAACTCTTTATCTACTGAATTTGCAGCCAATGTATTACAAGGTAACTTTATTACTAACTTAATTGCTTTCCAAAAACAAGATCGTTTTAATCCTTTATTAACTGATCTTATTCGTAAAGCAATTGGTGTGTCTCCTTATCTTTTAAAACGTTTACGCGAAATTATTAAAGATAACTTAATCGAGATTATCGAGAATATTCGTGAAGCATCTGGTGATAAGACACTAACTACTGAGGGTATGTCTAAGTCAGCAATTAATGTTTTAGTAGATGGTATTGTAGATAAGTTTGTTAGTAGCTTGGAAGTTAATCTTCCTGCTCCTCCTAACGATAACCATGAGTCTAAAGCAGAACAGTTATCTCAATACGAAGAACGTGTAGATAAAGCGATCTCGTATGTCATCAGTCAAGAGATCATCCCAGAAAGTTTAATTTCTGAAGATGGTGTGAACATGGTAGATGAGTATGCTGCTATTGTTAAAGGCGACCTGTTACGTTCTTGGATGTTGGAAAATAACTACATGCCTGAAATCATGGATTATATTACCATTGCTGAAGATGGTACACAAACCTACGAGAAGAATAAAGCGATTCGTGAATTGTCTATTAAGACAATTAAGGCGATGACTGAATTCTTTAAAGGAGGTAAAACGATTGCTGAATCTACATCTGCTGTATTGAAAGCTAACGATATGGCTGGTGAAGGTGATGATTATTCTAGTTCTAATAATGAATCTAGCGATAACAATGAAGGCGGCGGTGATGAGTTCGGTATGGAAGAAGACTTCATGGGTGATGAGTTTGGTGAAGATAACCAAGACGAAAACCAAGAAGATAATACTGAAGGTGAGGGAAACCAAGAAGGTGGTGATTCTAACTTAGGTCCTGACTCTTCTAAAGATGGAGCTTCTGACTAAAAAAGAAGTAATTCAAACTAAAAATAGCTTGCTACCCTAGGGAGACCGAATGGCCTCCCTAGGGATTTATGCTCTCCACTTTTTATAGACCCTAATTTTAATTGGTAGGTTAATTAAATCTAATAATCTATTAAATTTAAAATTTGTCTATTTCATAGAAATCCTTATTGGAAAATCAAACCATTTGTTTATCTTAGATGATTTATACGTTTTTGTATAGATCATGAAATATTGTAATTTATCTTTTTCGTATCTAAACTTAAGTGCCGATACGAATCCTTTTGAATGCCTACCAAGTAGTGCAGTCAATAATCCAATATCAAAAGAGTTTCCTAAAATGTCAACGATCTTTTGAAGATGATCGTTAATTTGGTTAAGTGTACTAGTGAATTTTTCATTCTTAGTGTATCTTGCTAAATAAGGTGTTTCGAAATGAATCGTGCGGTTTACTGGATAGGGTGAATAATCCAGTCCGACATACTTATCATTAGCAAGTTTGTCCATCTTCCAAAAAGCTTCTTTGAGATGATGACATACCAAATTAAAGTCTAGGACTACATTGGTGTATTTCTTTTTACGTTCGTCTGGAATGGTTTCTAACTGTTTAAAGAATTCCGATTCCTTAAACTTCAAATCAGACTGACGAATAAAACGAGCGATCTCTAATTGTTCCTTTAATTCCATAGAGGTATTAAAGATAACTGGATCCTTAGGCGTGAGTTTACCCATTGATTTAATTCTTTATTGAGTTGATGTCATAGGGACAGAGTTAAACTGCCCCTATTTCATTAGTTTAGAATACGAATATAAATCCGATTTTCGGATTTATAAGTACTATAACCTTTAATCGCCTCAATTAAGAAACCATCTTTAGTAATGATATAGAATTCCTTAGCTTGTGGTTCAGTACGATCAATAAGATTAATCAGGAACGTATTCAATTCTACATAATCGTCTTCAGACAGCTCAAACCAGCGATTCTGGCGACTTTCTTGGTCTGGTCCTACTACGCCTTCAAATTCATTCATCTCTTTATCTACGACCAATACAGAGCCAGCAACAGGCAATACGGAAAGATAACGAGATTCTTCATCATCATGCAACAATACTCCATCTTTCAGGAATTCTTCACTGATGAAGTTTTCAAACATTTCTTTCAGAGAAAGTTTGTATTGTTCTTCACGACGAGGATTAGGAAGGATTTGGGTATTCTCAACATCTTTGTAAATGTTGATACTACACGTAACACGCACATTAGGAAGACCACATTTAACCATTACCCGATTATAATTACGATCCAGTAAATCTACCAAACGTTTAGCCAGAACAGGTTCGGCTTCTTTGATAGGTTTGTAAATGGTTTCGTAAAAATCATCCATGGTTTCACATTCTTTAATCAATGCCAATGTGTCATTTTGGCGTTCTTTACAGAATGTGGTGTTGCTGGTAACCACACGATAAACCGCTGCTTTAGAATCAGGACGGTATTCTTGATGACTTACCAAGCAAGCGCTTACCAATTCATCCAGATTCAATACCTCACGAGTCGTACCATCGTAATCCACATTAGCGAATTCTTTCTCTTCTTCAGAAAGTTTTGCTAATTGTTCTTTCAGCTCTTCGTCAGAGAGCAGCAGATTGTCAGCAGCTTTAAGTAGATCAGTATCACCATGGGTTTCGCTATACGGAATACCTGTTTGGTAAGTTCCTTCTACAGGAAGATGAGTTGGGATAATGTGGTTTTTACGTTCCATGATTTGTCTTTCATCAAGTTTGTATGTTTTCTGTACAGGATAATTAAAACGGTCAAGAATGAAGTAATAACCACGTTCAGTATACTTGGTCATTGTCCAAACATTCCAAGATGGGTTACGGAATGCTACTGGCTCACGATAATACTTACCTTCAGCCGAATAGTTCAGGTAACCTACGTACTCGTTACCTTCTTTAACCCATTCAATTTCATCATCGTATACAGGATACAAATCGCGAGGAACAAATTCACAACGATGTTCATCTAACTCTTCATTACCTTCTACCCATACATCCAGATCCTTTTCAGGAATCGCCATCCAGTTAGTATTAATAACGCGATTAGGTCGACGTTTCAATACGCGCACTGGTACATCTTCAGGAGGCATGTCTTCAGGATAATCGTAAACAGCCAAAGGATCGTCTTCGATAACTGGATCTTCTGGTTGTTCGTCGAAATCCACAATACTACCGGTATTGACTTCAGTAACACCATTACTTACTGGAGAATGACTGATCAGTTCGTAATACGGTTTAGCTGTTTGGATTTGACCAACTTGAATAGATGCTTCTTGAATGGCGTTCTGTACTTTTTCTGGATCTTCCATATCACTGATGAACTTTTGATGTTCTTCTGGTGTTTTGGATACGGTATCGACAAACATTTTCTCTAATGAGTCATTTGCTTGTCGATTACGTTCTTCCTTACGACGTAATTCATTTTCTCTTACTCGATTATTGTGCGCCTCCATCTTGAGACGCATTTCTTCCAAGGTTTGTTCTTCTTTACGTTTAGAAATCTCTTCATCAGTATAACCAGTATTGATGTAGTAGTTGAATTTGAGTTCTCTACCAGAGTTACGATTACCAATATTGAAGAAAGCATCTTGTGCTTGGTTTTCAGTAAGCGTATTAGAGGAAGTACTTGGTTGAGGTGTGCTATTGCTCATCAAATTCATGTCCATGTTTGCTGTATTAGACGCACCTGGATTAGAAATGGTCATGGCAAAACCACCGCCATATTGTTGCGGTACTTGTTGCTGTGGATAACCTTGCATCATCTGTGGCTGCATTGGCTGCATTTGACCATACATGTTCATTTGCGGTTGTTGATAACCTTGCATTTGCATGTTATTGCCAAATGGCATTTGCGGCACTGATTGCATTGGTTGCATTTGTTGGTTACCCATCATTTGTTGCTGATAGAACGACAACAAGAATCGTTGATCACCATCGCGATAATTCACATACATACCTGCAGCTTGTTGCATTGCTTGATGTGTGTTAATATCTGGAGCTGGAGTGATGTTGTGGGTACCGTAATTGATCGCAAAGAATGCTACGTAGTCGTTGTACACTTCGTAAGCCAAATTAACCAGGGAATTATAATCCTCTGGATTTAACTTACCTTGCAGATACAGAGATTCTACGCGATTACACAATGTATTAAATACATCTTGGTAGTACTTAGCATCTACTTGCATTTTTTGTACCAACAATTGACGTGCTGGAGTATCAGCACCCATTACCTGTTGATCTAAGCATTGTTTAATAACATTTTGCTTGTGTTGTGTATATTGATTATACATGATTAGTTTCCTTTAAAGTTAGTCTTGTCCTAATTTATCACGCAAAGAAGACATGATTGGCTCTAGCTCTTCATTAGGAATGATGGTTAAATCATCAGACAGTTTAACAAACAAGTTAATACGGTTACGACCAGCTGGATCTGCTTTAGCCATATCCAAAGCAGCACCTACTTCGATCAAAGATGCATTCAGTTTATTCTCTGGAGAACTTACATCGAAAGATGTTTTAGATGTACGTAGTTTATCCGATTTCTCTTGTGGAACGACGATACGTCCTAATTTCAACAAAGGTAAATCGGTTGGATCTTCCACAGGAATAATCTCGGCATGTTCTTTAATACGCATGATTTCTTCTGGACGGATATTACCCAAGATTTTACGAATATCGTCATCCTTAATCACTTTATTCGGATCTCGTTCTTGTTCAATACGAAGACCATTTAATTCAAAATAGCATCGGTTAATTGCTTTAACAATATTGAACAGAAGAAATTGCAATACTTGTAATTGTTTTCCGTAGAATGAATTAGATGTTGCAATCTTATTCACTTCAGAAACCATGACATTGAAGTTTTGTACGATGAAGATAAACAATTTATAAACAGAATCGATTTGACTAAAACCAATTCGTTTAAAATCATCATGCACCATCTCGTCAACATATTCATCCAAAGAGATCATGTGTTTATCCATTGCATTCTTGATGACTGCATAATGCTCATCTGAAGAACGGATAGACTCACCCAACATTAATCTCCATGAATCAATATTGTTAACAGTATCTGGATTCATTCGTTTAGGACTTGGGAAATGTTCCAAGACGTAAATCAAAGTACCCAGTACTGATGGTGCGGTAGAAATGTTTTCGTACTGTTGACGAGGTACCAAGAATAAATATTGCATTGGCGTATACAATCCATAAGCGTAAGATCGTGCTGGTTTCTTACCAGTCGATTCTACCACTACCCAATCTTCTTTTGGGTATTTATCTGGATTTTGTTTAAACTCATCAACATTTACCATTAAGACATTACTAAAACCAAACAGTTCTAGTGTCTTGGTCATGCCATATTTACAGCAAAGATAATGAACCAAGGTAGGCTTCATTTTGATCATTCGACCACCTGAGTTACTATCTGATTCTTTATGGTGAATCTTAGAAAAGTAAATTGGTACGTATTCTCTTACCCCGTCTACTACGATTTGAGAAACGAAACGCTCAAACCACAGTTTTGTCTTAATCAGTTTTACAAAAATACTATTTGGTTTAATTGTCATGATCCCGTCTGCAACTACAGGGGATACAACATACTTCACACCATTCATGTGCATGAAGCCATGTCGGCTGATGAACGGTAAGTAAATGTATTTTTGCATAGGTGTTCCATTAAATTCAAAATGGAACACATACATCCGAATATCATTACGATTAATATCGTAACGACGAATATTATTTAAAGCTCGTGTTTGATATCGATATCCTTCTAGTGGTGTTGCTTTACGAAGACCAATATAGACTAACCCTTTAGGGAATGAAGCTGAGTTAATACGTAATACCCGATCAATGAATGCGGGAATCTTATTAGATTCACTATAAGACAAACCATCACCGATCCTTGGATCGATGACAGGCGTATTGTCTTTAATGAATTTATTTAACAAGGGATTCATGCAAATGTTCCTTTATTAAGTTTGGTTGGAGGGGTCAATATAATAGTATATTACTAATATTTATTTACTTCTAACCAAACATGCCTCTTACTTGATTGATGGTTTGAGGATTAATAGAAGATAACATTTGTAGAGCTGTTCCTAATTTAGAAACAGACGGACTAGCTGTTGCCGTACCAAATAACTTGAATACTGTACCCAGTATAGACGATACTCCAGATATCATCGATAACCAGTTATTACTAATTTGTCGTTCATTCTCTATTTGCTTATGTCCCAACTTACTTTCCAACTCAGCAATCTTCATCCTTAATGCTAATTCAGCACTATGGACATCACCTTGTCTTAAGTGGCGTTTATGCTCAAGATCCTGAATACGATCATTCTGGTCTAGTATTCTTTCTCTTAATTTGTACTGACGATCACTAATCCTCTCATCTAACTTGTATTCTCTTTCTTCATTACGATCTAATGCATCCATTAACCGTTCGTTTAGTTGATGGTTCTTATTGTCCATCTTCTCACGATGATCCATTTCACGCATTACACGTTTATGTACTGCATCTTCTACAAACTCTTTAAATTTCAAAGTAAGTTCTACATTCTTAGCTTTGGCTAATTCCTCTTTATGCTTATTCTCGAGAATGGCAATTTCTTTCTTTAATTCCATCATCTCCATTTCATGTTTGGTTTTTAACTTAGTTAATTCTATATCAGAATTATAATTGCGAGCTTCGTCGTAAGTTCTGAAAATAGATAATTCAGAAAGCTTATTTCGATCATCTAATTCAATAAACTCATTGACCGTATATTGGTTACCATTTTCATCATCTGCTGTTCCGATATAATGCAATCCTTCTTTTTCACCTGGTAATGGTTCTCTAGATGAAAACTTCTGGATATATTTACCGAATTTACGATACATGACAATAGGATTAGTAGATACCAAACGAATACTTTCTAGCTGTTCGTTTTTATCTAGTGTATCTTTCACCATCTTGAATATTTCGGACGGGATACTCTGGCTATTAGTAGTAATAGCTGGATGATATACTCGTTTATGGGAGATGTCGTCAAATGTTAGTGAAATATCTAAAGCATTATCGTACAATACCTGTCTGTTACGAATATCTTCTTCTGAAATAAAGAATACCATATCGTCACAGACTTCACCATCTAACAAGCTTTCGTAATTACGAGCAGGTTTTCGATTAGAGAAGTAAGGTGCCCAACGATTACGAATACGTTGATAGAATTCTAACATAATAGGATTACTATCAAGAATGGTTTTCTTTTCTGATTCGCTCATTTCATCGAATACTTTAAAGTATTCGAAGATATGTCTGGCATTCCATCCATTCGTATTGAATCGAAGAATAACATAAACACCTTTACCATTTACTGGTGTAACTTTATATCGTTCTGCAACATATTCTGGCGTTGGATACAGTGGTACGACAATACCTGTCCGTTCTGCCACAAGAACAACATCTGAAGTACAATTTAAGTATTCTTTAGTAAACTTGTATCTACCTAGTAAGCCGTTTCTTTTATCACGAACATGACTAGAAGAAATAGACAAGTCAAAACCAATAGCATCATCATAACCGCAATGAATTCTTTTGGCGTAATTGCCTTTAGAAATATTATTTAAAGACATGTTCATTTTATACTTCCTCTTATTTAAAATGAAAATAAAACTTATAGCTATAAGCTTTTAAAAGCTAAAAGCAATGGATCCATTTTAATAATATAGGTCTGTATAATGTTTAAATAAAAAGACATAAATAAAATATTCCTCCTCCCCTTTTACAGGTAGGAGGAATAGATTATCTATTTAAAGATTAAGATTCGTAGCTGTCTACACCGGCACGGATTACAGAACCCAGTTGGCTAACTTCGCCTACCATGTAAGAACAGAAAGAAGCACCTGGTTCACGCAGGATGTTCAGAGCACCACGGATCCATTTCAGAGCAGATACCAAAGCTTTTTGAACTACGCTACCAGAGAGTTTAGCTTTAACAGCCAAAGCAGTTTTGATAACAGTCAACTGACGTTGGATTTTCTTGTAGAATGCAGCAGTAGAATCCAAATGTTTCTTCAGCTTAGAGCAGTCTTCGCACAATTCGATCAGACCTTCTGTCGCAGTAACCAATTCAGCCATTTTAGGCACTTTGATTTCCATACGTTTGTCGGTCATTTGGCTTATTTTAGCCAGACGGAATTCCAAACGTGGAATACCACCAATCGCATCTTTAGCGGTTTTATTAGCGGCTTGTACGAAACCTTTCAGTTTGTTATCGGCCATCAATGCAGAAGCAATATTGCCCAAGTTAAAGTATTGGATACTAGAACCAGCTTTAGCAAATTCTTGCAGAGAAGGATAAATCAAAACAACGATGCGGCCACCAGGCAGAACATTAGATCCTTTAGCAGCTTCAGTAGGTTGCAAAGAAAGACCATAACGATTCAGTTTTTCTTTATTCAGATCTTCGTCTACGAACGGAGCACAATCCAATGCGAATTGAGTTACGGCGTCAACACCTTTCTTAACGAAGTCCAAGGAACCAGAAGCAGCAGCTTGAGCAAATGCTTTGATGTCCAGATTTCGCAGGCTATCCAAACCAGAAGAAACGGCATTTTTAGCTTTGTCAGCAGCATTGCTAATACCGTCTTTAACAGCACCAGCAGCATCTTTAGCAGATTGTACTACTCCTTTATCCATAACATTGCTAGCACCATTGTAAAGAGCCGCAGCAGAAGCCAACAAACCACCTTCAGCATTTTTACGAACACCTTCGATCAAAGATTCAACATCGTTTTGAATCTTCATTGGTAGCCAGTTAGTAGTCAATTCTTTAGTTACTTCACGCAAATTACCAATAGCTGGAAGAAGACCAGCATCAAATTGCTCACCATAGACTGCCTTAACAGCAGGAGTAGTGATCATTTCATGGCCTTCTTTCAATTTGGTGAAGTTAGCTTTCACTTGAGCATAGTCACGCAGTTTTTCAGCAGTTTGTTTCATTTTATCGAAAGAGCTGAACAGTTTATTCCAGATGTTCACACCTTGTTGAATAACCCAGTTAACACCTTCAATGATAGACTGAATGATTTTGGTCAGCATGTTTTTAGCAGCTTGCAAGATAGACTCTTGAGTCAAGCTGATCGCGCCTACGGTAGAGAAAGACTCTTTAGAGTAATCCAAGTTAGGAATATCGCGTTTGTCCCAACCCAAAGATTTACCGATGTAGTTAACGTGTTCACGTACCAATTCGGCATGAGCCATGTTTACGCCATTACCGTAACCGATAGTGTATTGCAAGTTGTGAATCAGAGCTTCAGTAGCAACAGCTGCTTCTTCAGCGTCATCGATTTGTTCTTCGATTGCTTCTACTTTAGCATTTTCGTCATCAACAGTTTCAGATTCGCCTTGAACTTCCAACAGTTCAGTTTCCAGTTCGCTAGAATCAACAACTTCTTCACCTTCTGGGGTTTCAGTTACAGTTACTTCAGTTTCGGTAGTTTCAACTGGAGTTTCAGCAGGAGCTTCTGCAGGAGTATCTACTTCAGCTTCAGGAGCAGTTTCGGTAATAGTTTCAGCGTTTTCGCCATCGGCGCTCAGGTTGGTAACAAATGCGCCAGCTCGAGCCAAATCGTACAAAGACATAGACATTTTTGTAATCCTATATTAAAAAAAAA